GGACAAGGCGTTTCATAGTCCCAGTTGATGAACTCAATTGGTTCCGTGATTGCCTATCTCGAGAAGAAATCCCTAATCAGGAATTCTTCAGCTGGTGGGGTCACTAGAGATGAAGAGAACTAAACGCTCGCTTCACCCTCTATCGCTTTGGCACTCTGTGTCAAAGAAAGATAGAGATCTCATTATTGTCGATTTCCTCGAGTATCTCAATACTCCGAGGTCCCTAGCTGCCTGGATGCTCTATAAGTACGGCGAACATCGTCAACTGATTGAGCTCTCCATTGACCCACTGCGTTACGACTGCGTCGACTCCTTTCGGAGAGATTACGCCGCAACGAAGTTCTTCTCGAAGACCGATAATCTGGAAACAGGTATCGACACTCGAGCAGTGGCCATCAATGCCGCCGAAGAGGCGGAGAGACAGTGCCATGACACTAACGCGAAAGTTCGAGGTTGGTGCGATAAAGGGTTTCCCCCTGATCTTGTAGACACGATTTCTCGTGCCCAAATGATCGTCGCTACCATCCTCGGATCCTTTCACACCGGTATGTTCAAAGACCAAGGTTGGTCTAAAGGACGTACTACTAGTGTTTATGGTACTGATCTGAATCCCTTAAACAAATATAGGGGCCGGCTAGATGTAACACCGTCAGCTTTATCCATTGCGCATTGCGTAATTGGAAGTTCACACCTTTGGGGTCAATCGGTTCTTAACGCCGACGGACCGACAACTGTGTTGCCTTCGGGTTTCACGCTAAAGGATGGTAACGTGCTAACTGTGGTACCCAAGAACGCGAAGACTGATCGAACTATTTGCTATGAATCTCATTGCAATATTCGACTCCAACTTATGGTTGGAAGTTATATAAGAAGACGTCTCCAGAAATGGGGCGTCGACTTGGATGACCAGTCTATCAACCAGAGGCGATCGCGTTTGGGGTCCAAGTATGGATCCCTTGCCACTATAGACCTTAAGTCTGCTAGTGACACGATCGCGACTTCTGTAGTCGAGCTCTTACTCAGCAACTCTTACGAGTGGTTTGAGCTTCTCGACTGCCTCAGAAGTCATCGCACTGAATGGCCGGATGGAACATTGCGCGAGAATGATAAATTCTCGTCAATGGGTAATGGTTTTACTTTCGAGCTAGAGAGTCTCCTCTTCTATGCTTTGAGTAAAGCCGTTACTCCGAACGTAACAGTGTATGGTGATGATATTATCGTCCCAACCGAAGATTTCGAGCGCGTTTGTGACGTGCTTAAAAGTCTAGGTTTTTCTGTAAACCAACAGAAAAGCTTCTCTACCGGATTTTTCCGAGAGAGTTGTGGGGCCGATATGTTTCGCGGTACTGATGTGACTCCTGTCTACCTCCGTTCTTTACCAAAGAACAGAGGCGATCTTGTTAAGCTCCATAACGCGATTAGAGCTTGGGGCGTACGGTGTCATCCCGACATAGTACTTTCTCGAGTCCTTGCGAAGTGGCGTAAGATCCACCCCTGTCACTATGGCCCAGCGGGCTACGGTGACATGCACTACCACATCAACTTAGACGAGGCTTGTCCCAGATGGGACCGCAACGGATGGGAAGGATGGTGGTACAAAACGAACGTTCGTTTTACAAATGAACGTTTTGGGGCCTTTCTCAATGGGATGGATTTTTCCCATCGGCACTCGGCTGCTGCACTCTGTGTAGCAACGGGACCGAAGCGATCTGAAAGTATATACGATCAGATCGCTGATTGGAGGCAGGTTAAGCACCGAAGTGCTTGGTCCTTTGCGCCTAACTGGCCAGAGGTGATCTGGGTCTAAACAACCCAAGTCTTTCCGTCAACGACGGTGGTTGAGTCTCTGAC